GTCGGGAATTGAGAAAAGAAGACATCGAACTCAATTCTTTTCTTATAGGGGGTTAGGAATGGGACCCTTTGTCAGCTATAGTAACACCAATTACAACGTAAGACGGGCATTGAAACGTTTAATAGGTGTGAGAGCTGGTGAAGAGGAATATAGGAAGAACGCGGTGCTACTGGGTTTTTATATGCTTGAGTCATATTACACTGTTCTTGTGGAGACGCAGAAACATGCTGTTCAAACTTATCAACTATTGAGGGCCGATAGATTTCCTGATATGGCTGTAGTTGAAGATCAAGCAAATTCATCACGCAAGTTGATGGCCAAAGCACTGGTTGACTTATGTTCACTCCATATCCGTAACCCTATAACGTATTGTAGTGATGCAATATGTAACACACTTCGTGACACGTATTATGGTATATACGAGACCGGCTTGTATGCGTTACAACCATTCGTGTCGCGACATGCGATAGCTAACATTCCGCATGTAAAACGTGAATTACGTCGCCGTTATGTGAATAATGAGTTGGTCCATGCATCTGATGAGATCATGGTTACCAATCCGAAGGCGATGATTAAGCGTGAGTTAGCAAAACCGGGCAAAAATCCTCGTTTATATGTGGGTTATGATGCGGGTTGTATGTATGCAAATGAGTTGCCAGAGTTTATGAAACGGGCAATAGATGGCGTACATATTTATCATCATAAGGGCGTTACCTTAGAATTAATAATTATGGCTAAGATGACGATAACATTAAACGAGGCGTTCGGTCGGGTAATTAATGCTGTGACTACCACAAATCATGTCTGTGTACTGATATACAGCGATGATGCAGTATTTGCTGGAAATATTGGTGGTAAGATGTTCTGTGCAAACGTTGATGTCTCATCAAACGACTCCAGTCAGGATGTTCCTGCGTTTTATGGCTGTTGGATTAATATGAGTCGGTATGATGTTGAACGTGCGACAGGACTAATTAAACAGTGTATGTTACCCGTTATAGTAAGTCTTCCTGATAAGGACTCGAGGCCTTTCAAGATATCATTTGACACCGCGTTTGAAGGTAGTGGAAATGTGTTGACCACGGTGTTAAATCATACTGGGAGTGCTGGAGGTGCATTTGGTTTTTTGTACTGTGATTGGATTGATGATTTTGAGGAACGAATCAAATTTGGTTATAAACTGGTTGGGCATGAAGTGACATATGATTCATGCATAGTTGATGGAGAGTTTATACCGGAAAAAATCCAATTTTTAAAACACTCACCATGCCTGAACACTGCGGGAGAGTGGGTGTCAGTCCAAAATGCTGGGTGTATCCTGAGATCATTCGGTTCTATCGAGGATGACCTAACGGCTTCGCAAGTCGGAGTGGACGGGGCAACGTTTAGTACTATGCCCTGGGATATCAGAATGGAGATATTTGTAAGTAGTGTCGTGCGCGGCTACGTGCATGAACCTAGTTACCCACTCATCGATGCTTTACGAGAGCGTTTTAATTATAAAACTTCTCTTGTAACTAAATCCATTCGTGTAATAGAAGGTGATAATAGCGCTTTTACCCTCAACCAGGAAAGTTGGATGAGGAGGTACGATCTGAGTGGCGAAGAGATGGCAGAGATGTGTTCTGCTATTTCTTCAACACAATTGGGTTGTCATTATGCCTTAAGTGGCTTCGCTAAAATCTACCATGTTGACTACGGGATGCCCTACCGTGTCGACATGAGACCTTTCGATAATATGGACCGTAATGTGCCCCCATTACGTAGTTCCATCGGCGAGCAGATCCGCTA